CGTGTTGCGGGGGGCGACAGGAGCCAGCCAAACCCGTCGAAATCGACGGGGATAAGGCAGACGTTGAAGAGGGGTGGAGGGAGATTGGGCCGGGCGAAATCCTGCAAGCAGGCGACGAGGTGGACGTTGGGGTTAACTGCCGCCAGTGGGTGCCGACACAGCGTGGCGGCGTGCGTATCGGTGACGAGGAAGACAACTACCGCCGCCGCGTGGCGCCGCAGGCGCAGCCAATCGAAATCACACCCGCTGCTGCATCCGCGATGTGCGAGCGCAATGCACGCGATGCACTGCTCAAGAAGATCGAAAATCTGAGAGCTGAAAACCATGAGCAGCAAGAAAAAATCCTGCAAGGATGCTTGGAAAACGAAAGGCTCCGCAGCGAGGTGAAACTGTTTGTGCCAGAGGCACCGCAGTCACGACCAGCGGAGACGCGGGCGAGTAGGATCGCGTGGGCCACGCCAGAAGAAGAACTGGCGTGGTTTAAAAAGCGAGTGAAGTGGCTCGATGGCGAGGTGGAGCGGCTGCGGCTGCGACCAGAGGAGATTTTGTCTTGCAAGTGCGCAGAGGCAACGCTGGCAGAAATGCCCGAAGGAAATGAGCATTCCGATGTGCTGTGGGCCATGCTTGCAAGGCTGCGAGGTGACTCTTGAGAAGCGCCGACATTGTCAAAAACTGCCGCGAGGTCGCCCTTCGCGTTGAGATCAGCGGTGAGTGGGGTGAACTGCCCGCCACGCTGCGTCTCGCAGCGGCTGAGATAGAGCGGCTGCGTCGCGCAGTCAAGTCATGGGAGCGGGAGTCGCAGGCACATGCTGAAGAGGCGGAGCGGCTGCGGCTGGTAATCCCAAACGCCAAGGAGGCTAATGCGATGCTCGTGGCGGCGCAACACATTGAGGCCTATCTCGGCCGGCCATCGGATCAATCGATCCTCCTGCGTGATCTGTGCAAGCGTGTGAGGGAAATCCAATGAGTGGCCTACGATCACGCAACAAGGGGAAGGCCGGTGAGCGTGAGGCCGCGGCCGAGCTCGGTGAGCTGCTTGGCGTCAACGCCAGGCGGGGCGTGCAATATCACGGCGGCCCTGACTCGCCTGATGTGGTGCTCGAGGGCGTGGCGCTGCACGTGGAGGCCAAGCGCACCGAAAGCCTCTCGCTATACACCGCGATGGCACAGGCCGTGAGCGATGCACCAGCGGCCTCTGTGCCGGTGGTGTGGCATCGCCGATCGCGGAAGGAATCCTTGCTCATCGTTCGCGTTGCCGATGCTCTCGCGATGGCTCGCGAGATGGTGCGGGTGGCCGATCTACCCCCCAAAGGAAGCAGCGAGCGATCCGATGCAGGAATATAGTGGAATCCGCTCGCAGTGTGCGAATATGCCTATAAAACAAGGGCGAAACGATCATGCCAAAATGGCTGTATCGTTCTGCAACGTACCCCCCCTCCCCCCCTACCCCCCCTCCCTAGGGGGGGGTAGGTTCTCCCCAGAAAACGGCCGCGAAACGACACCGACGAGCCACTACTTTTACACACTGAATTGGTTGAGGGGCGGCTTGTGAAGAAGGGCGATCCGGGGTATCAGCGGCACAAGGAAGCGGAGAACGCCCGCGGGCGTTCGGCGTCCAAATCCGCACGCGAGATCGGCGATCTACCCGCCGTCGTGAATCCGGCTCGCCGCGATGAGTGCCGCGAGAACTTCCGCCTCTACTGCGAAACGTATTTGCCGGAATCGTTCCCCCTAGCGTGGAGCGAAGATCACCTCCGAGCAATCGCGAAGATCGAGGGCGCCGTGCTCCACGGCGAGCTCATCGCATTCGCGATGCCAAGAGGCTCAGGCAAAACTACAATGGCTGAGGCCGCGTGTGTCTGGTGCCTGTCCTATGGCCACCAGCAATTCCTGTTGCTGGTGGGAGCCGATCAAGGCATCGCCGGCCAGATGCTCGACTCCGTGAAAGGCACCATCGAAAATAACGATCTGCTCCTCGAGGACTTCCCCGAAGTCTGCGCCCCGGTGCGGGCTTTGGAGCGGATTTCCCAGCGAGCCAAAGGCCAGACATATCAGGGCAATCCGACTCACATCGAATGGACTGCCGACACCGTTACCCTCCCGTGGATCCCCGGTGCTCAATCCGCCGGCGCCGCCGTCCGCGTAGCCGGCATCACCGGCCGCATTCGCGGCCTCAAGCACACGCGGCCGGACGGCACGAGCATCCGCCCATCGCTGGTGCTCATTGACGATCCGCAGACTGACGAATCGGCCGCCAGCCCATCGCAGGTGGCCACCCGCGAGAAGATCCTCTCCGGAGCCATCCTCGGCCTCGCGGGGCCGGGGAAAAAAATTGCGGGCCTCTGCACCATCACCGTGATCCGCACCGACGATCTCGCCGATCGGCTCCTCGATCGTGCTCGGCATCCCGCGTGGCAAGGCGAGCGGACGAAGCTGATCTACGAGTGGCCGACGGAGGATGCTCTCTGGAGCCAGTACGCCGAGCTGCGCCGCGAAGGCCAGCGGACGGGCCAAGGCACCGCCGCGGCGGACGAGTTCTATCGCGTTCGCCAGGGCGAGATGGATAAGGGCTCCCGCGTGGCGTGGCCGCAGCGGCACAACGAGGATGAGATCTCGGCGCTTCAGCACGCGTGGAATCTCCGCATCGATCGCGGCGAGAGCTCATTCAACGCTGAATACCAGAACGAGCCGATGGTGGACGATATCGCGTCCGATCGGCTCGACAAGCGAGGGCTCGCCTCGCGGGTGGTGCCGACGAAACGCGGGATCGTTCCCCTCGGGCACAACACGCTCACCTGCTTCGTGGACGTGCAGGAGAAGCTCCTGTTTTGGAGCGTCTCATCATGGAACGATGCCTTCGGCGGCCACATCGTGGCCTACGGCTGCTACCCGGATCAGGTGAGCAGTTTCTTTGAAGCAAAACATGCCAAGACAACGCTCGCGATGAAGGCCAAAGGCGCCGGCTTTGAGGGAGCTTTGGCCGCGGGCCTTGAGAAGGTGGCCGCCGATATCATGGGCCGCGAGTGGAAACGGGAGGACGGCGTCGCGCTCCGCGTCTCGCAGCTGCTCATTGATGCCAACTGGGGCCAGAGTACGCAGGTGGTGCGGACGTTCGCGAGGCGATCGCACTTCGCAGCGAACATTCTGCCGAGCCACGGCCGCGGCATCGGTGCCTCTTCGCAGGCTCTTACGGAAAAAACAAAAGGCCGCGGCGACAAGATCGGGCTCAATTGGAAGCTCGGGCAGGTGAGCGAAGGCCAGCGATCGGTGCTCTACGATACAAATTTCTGGAAGACGTTCGTGGCCGCCCGGCTCCGCCTGGCTCTCGGCGATCCGGAGGCCATGTCGATTCACGCCGGCGATCACGATCTCCTCTTCGAGCACCTCACCAGCGAATACCCGGTGCGAACAGAGGCACGCGGCCGCGTGGTGGACGAGTGGAAAATGGCCGGCCGTGATAATCACTGGCTTGATTGTCTTGTCGGCTCCGCTGTGGCCGCATCGATCCAAGGTGTGCAGCCGTCATCGACGGAGGCCGGTGGCCGCAAGCGGCGCAAGGTAGAGCTTCCCAAGGGTGCCCGCGGGAAAATTGTCATCAAGCCGATGGCACGATAACACCACACCCCCTCTCTCTCTCAGGTTGGTGAGCGGTAACGTCGGTGCATGGCATCAGACGATCGCACCAACGCTATCGATTCCTCGGCTCAGGGGCCGAAGCGCGTCCGCACCGACGCGGGCGAGGCTGAGGCTCACAATCTTGAGCAGCAGATCGCAGCGGACAAGTACCTCGCCGCGAAAGCCGCGGCCAAGCGTGGCGGGAATCGCGGCCTCCGGTTCAACCAGTTGATCCCTCCGGGAACGATCTGAATGGGCCTGCTCGACTTCTTCAAGGCGGCGCCGAAGCCTCAGCCAATTTCCCCTCCGGGGAAGTCGGTGCGGGCGCGGATCGACATTGCCGAGCAGGGCGATGACTATAAGCAGTGGGCCAACGCCGATTGGTTCTCAATGGACGGCGAGCTCACCGCCGTCCGGCGCCGCACCGTCCGCAACCGAGCCCGCTACGAGCGGCTCAATAACAGCTACCTCGCCGGCATCGCCGACACGCTCGCGAACGATCTTATTGGCACCGGGCCGCGGGTGCAGATCGACACCGGCGACTCTGCCGCCGACAACGCAATCGAAAAGGCTTTCGGCCGCTGGTGCAACGCGATCTATCTGCCTTGCAAGCTGCGCACAATGCGGCAGTCGAAGCTCATCGACGGCGAGGCCTTCGCTCAATTTGTAACGAATCCGCGGCTCGACGGTGTGCAGCTTGATATTCGCCTGATCGAGGCGGAGATGATCGCCACGCCGATCGGCCTGTTGATTCCAAACACGACGCCGGAAGGCTCAATCGTGGACGGGCTCGAATTCGACGAGTACGGGAATGTTACGAATTACAAGCGGCTGAAATACCATCCCGGCTCAAATTTCCGCATCAGCAACTTTGAATTTGATCGGATCGACGCCAAGTACATCATTCATTGGTTCAAGCAAATCCGCCCGGCAATGCACCGCGGCATGAGCGAGATTGCACCGGCTCTGCGCCTCTTTGGGGACATGCGGCGTTACACCTCAGCTGTGGTGGCCGCGGCCGAGACGGCCGCTGACTTTGCGGCGTTCCTCAAAACAAATTCTCCGGCCGCTGAGGTGGATGAAGTTGAGGCCTTCGCTTCGATGGAGATCCAGAAGCGGATGATTACCACCCTCCCCGACGGCTGGAACATTGAGCAGCTCAAGGCCGAGCAGCCGACGAACACATACGCGATGTTCAAAAAGGAAATGTTGAACGAGCTCGGCCGCTCAATCGGCCTGCCGTACAACATGACGGCGCTCGATTCCAGCGGATACAACTACGCCTCCGGGCG